ACCCCTTTTCTGATACTATAAGTATCTATCTGCACACCGTACAATGTGCAGTTAGATTATTACACTAATCCTTTTTCTTTTTTAATAATGTTTTCTTTTGCTACTTTTAGATTTGCTAGAAAAACTTTTTTCAAATCTTCTAGCTGTTCTAAATCTTCTGGGCTATTTACTAAAGCTAAAAAATCCATAAAATCAAATTGCTTTGTTCTGTTAAATCTACTCCAGTTTTGTAACCAGTTTCTTTTATCCATTATTACCCCTTTCAATCTGCTATATAAATAGCTTGTAACACACAACTTCACTTCTTTGGTAACTGTCTTTAGACGTATTGCAATACGTGTTATGTGCTACAAGCTACCTACGGTAGCTATTAGTCTAACGTGTAAGGCGTATAATCTGTTTCGCCCTCTCCGTTTTCATCTGGTAGATTTCTCCACTCTGTTGGTTCTACCAATGGCTCAAACTCCTCATATTCGTTATGAATTGTTTCTTGAATTTCTCTGACTTTCATTTGTATATCTTTTATTGGTGCTTCAATATCCAAATAAAATTCAAATTTTATTCTTTTCATACTTACCCCTTTTCTCTTAGAGAGTTTATACCCTCTTAAAACAGGTCAAGCCTGTTTGTTTATTCTTCTTCTAATTCGTTTAATATTTCGTGAGCTATTTGATTGTATAAACAATACAAATTGCCTCTTAATATATCTAGTGGCGTTTCGTAACCTAGTTCGTTACCGTGCCATAGTTCCCAATACTCTTGACCGTCATAATGACTACAAAAATCAACTAACTCAGAATTATAAACAGGAACTAAGCTATCTGCTATTTCTGTTAAATAATCTTCTTTGTAAGTAGTATTTAGTAATTGCTCTTTATCAATACACTCAATTAATTCTTGTTTCATTGTGTGTCTTGAATAAGATTTAGCCTCACATATTTCCATAATTACCCCTTTTCTTCCTGACCTGTTTTAAGGGGGTATCGTTTTTATTGCGTCCTGTCTGCTGTTGGAAGTCTTTGAGTGGTTCTCTACGATATGCCTAGCTCTCCGTATTTTTCGCTTGTGAGGTCTTTCCCGAAGAGTTTCCCTCTCTTCTCAGTGGCTACTATGTAGCTAGATAGTAAGTTAGTTTCTGTCTAACGTTTAGGTGTCCTATCTCGGAACAACTTCAGGTTGTGCCATTTCGGTCTAATGTCCCCCTAGTGTTCGTGTCTGATTTGCCCACTCTCTCAGTTCTGTTTAGTGACTGGCTGAGTCCTCGTCCCTTTCTTTCTATGTTTATAATCTTAGCAGATTTTTAATCTTTGTCAAATCTCTTTGACTCTTTTTATAAGCCTCAAGTATTTTTCCTAACTGTATTGAACTTATAAAATAAGTATAGCATAAGTGAATTTATTTGTCAAGTACATTTGCTAATTATTTTATTTGGGTTTAAATTAAGTGGGGGGTGGCTTATCAATTAACGCCCATACTAGAACAGAACACCACAACATATAGTGGTACTACATATAGTATGTTTCACAATGTAGCAACTTTGTGCATATACAATATATAGTGGCACAACATATAGTATATAACGTATGCAAATGTCAATATTGCGTTCTATATTTGTATGTGTAAGACCCTTATATTTAACTAGAACAAAATACTAAATAAAATACAATCAACATACTAGATATAGTGTATTTTTAGTGACATACTACATATAGTAGGTGCACTATCACAGTAATACCCTTTTGTATTTCCTACTTGTTTGAGTGTGTTACCACACTCTGTACATTTCATAATGTACAGATTAGAGTAGGGGGTCAGTAAGATGTAGCGGGCTCTTATGCTTTAAAAGCTATTTTGTGCTATGAAACTTTTCTTTCTGTTGTCCTTGAGTACTGGGTTTGCGTTCCTACGTTATACTCTGAGTATCCCCAGCTTTCTGACTCCCGATGCCAACTTTACTTGTAACAACTTAGTTAAAAAGTTTGTTTCTATTTTGTATAGTATCATAAGATTACTAGTATGCAAACAACCGTATGGGGATACGGTATTGCAGTTGATGGACAGACTGACATTACGGAGGGACCTGGAGCGATTCAGGTCTTTTCGTTTATTAGGGTGTTTCTTTTATTGTGTGGTATAGTTAAAGTATCAACACCTCGTTGATTGTCTTTATTCAATTAGAGATGCCCCTTTCTTGCCCTAGCTTGTCTAGGGTATGGGAAAAATTTTTTTTACGCCTTCGGCTCTTGTAATCCTTCAGGCTTTTTTCTACCTTTGATTCGTGGATACACTTTTGTTTTATGAGTATTACAATATCTATACTTGTTATATTTTGATATAACAGTCTCGCAGTTATCCTGCAAACAAATTCTTCCACTACTATAGGAAGTAGAGGGTTTGTAATTAGGATATTTATTTCCTTTTATATAATCACTCATAAAGTTATAGTATAGTTAGGAGAACACACACACTATGTACGATAAAAAGAAAAAGAAAAAAATGTCTGGAAAAAGGCGTGGAGGCAGAAGGTACTAATGGCTGAATGGCGTGGAATGAAAGTCAAGCTAAATAGTCCTACGGCTATTAGGAAAGGCGAGCCAGGGTATGGGCGTAAGTCAAAAAAAGTTTTTGTTATGTCTAATGGAAAGGTAAAGAAAGTAATGTTTGGTGACCCAAATATGCCTGTTCGTAAAAACAATCCTAAAGCTAGAGCTTCATTCCGTGCCAGGCATAAATGTTCTACTGCAAAAGATAAGACTACTGCTCGTTACTGGGCGTGTAGAGATTGGTAAAGGAGAGATATGCCAAAAGGTAAAAAAGGTTACTCTGCAAAACAAAAAAAGATTGCAAGAGTTGCACCACCTAGAAATAAAATAACTGAAGCTGATTTCAAAGCTCTTAGAAAGAAAAAGAAAAAATAATGGGAGCAGGAACAAAACATTATTTTAAGACTGGCAAAGAGTACAAAGGTAAAGTACACAAGATGAATGGACAGATACACACAGGTGATAAACACACAAGTGCATCTAAACAAGTTGTACACTATGGTGGATTGTCTAAGACAGCCAAAGCTAAAGCTAGAAAGAGTTGGAAGTAATGGCTAAGATACCAGCAAGTGCAAACTCTGCATTAATCAAAAAAGCAAAGTCTAGTGGTATATCACTATCTACACTTAAAACTGTGTACAAAAGAGGTCAGGCTGCGTATATGAGTTCTGGTTCAAGACCAGGAGTTTCTATGGCACAGTGGGCTATGGGCAGGGTTAACAGTTATATTCGTGGTTCAAGAAAACACGATACTGACTTGCGTGGTGGAAAGAAAAAGAAGTAGTGGCTAAAAGAACACAACCTTACCGCTTTGGTGTACCTGCTAAATATTTAGAGGGTTTATCTGATGATGCTGCTAGAAAAAGAGCTGCAGAGATAAAACGAACTGCTAAGGCTTACAAGTTAGGTAAGAAAGTAAATATAAAAAAAGTACAAAAGTCTAGGGTAAAAGACAAAAAGAAAAAATAATGGCAGCTAGTAAAACTTGTAAAAATACAGGCTGCAGAAATAAGTTTAAACCTTCTGGAAGACAGATTTATTGTTCTAAACCTTGTAAAAGAAATGCTGAATGGAAACGCAGTAAAAAAGAAACTATAGATACAGAAGAGAAAGTTATAACTTCTACTTCAAGAGGTAATGACTACCCAGAGTTTGTACAAAAGTATGCAGCTAAATTAGAATCTAAAAAACTTACACATCAACAAGTTGCAGACGCTATGAATATATCTCGTAGTGTTGTTACAAAAATGTTAGCTGCTTATGTAGAAGATAAAGAAAACTACGAATTACAAAAAGACTGGGAGATAGCAGAAGATACAGTCAAGTCATTACAAGACTTTAAAGATTTTAGAGATAGATATTTTAAAACAGAAACAGGCGAACTATACGAGACAGCAGATTTTCACGAAAACTGGATAAACAATATTGTAGATGCTATAGAGAATGGTAAACAACAAATGATACTGTCACCACCACGTCACGGTAAGACAGATTTGCTTACACATTTTGCTGTATGGCAGATATGTAAAAATCCAAACATAAGAATTATGTGGGTAGGTGGAAACGAAGATATTGCAAAAAATGCAGTAGGTGCTGTACTGGACCATTTAGAAAATAACGAATTACTCAATGAAGAAATAAACGGTCCAGGAGTAAAGTTTCAACCAAAAATCCGCAGCGGTAAGTCTTGGTCCTCTGGTCAATTTACTATAGGTACCAGAACAGTTACCGGTATCAAATCACCAACTATGGTAGCTGTAGGTAAAGGTGGTAAAATACTTTCTCGTGACTGTGACTTAATTATTGCAGACGATATAGAAGACCACGGTACAACAATACAACCTAGTGCTAGAGAACAAACTAGACAATGGTGGACAACTACTTTGTCATCTCGTAAAGAGGAACATACTGCTGTAGTTGTTATTGGGTCAAGACAGCACCCAGAAGATTTATATAACTTCTTACTAGAAAACCCAGAGTTTGAAACAATAGTAGAAGAAGCACATAGTTCCGAGTGTATATTGCCAGAGACAGAAATAGAAGAACATCAAGACTGTATGTTGTGGGCTAGTAAGCGTACTTACAAATGGTTAATGTCACAAAAAAATAATGCAGACACTACAGGAGGTAGAGCTATATACGAGATGGTATATCTTAACAAAGCATTTGTTGAAGGAATAACAATGTTTAATTCAGAAGATATAGACCAATGTAGAGATGTTAACAGAAGGATAGGTCACATACCTGCAGGTACACATCTAATTGCAGGATTAGACCCTGCATCTACAGGCTTTCAAGCGTGTGTTTTATGGGCAGCAAATCCAGAAACAGGTCAGTTGTATCTTGTAGATATAGAAAACGAAAAAGGTGGCGGTGTTATACAAGCTAAAAAATCTATACAGAGATGGTACGAAAAATATAATCTTGCACATTGGGTTATAGAAGAAAATGGTTTTCAGAAAGCTATTAGACAAGATAAAGATATTAAAGACTATACAAGTCGTTTTGGTATTTATTTAGAAGGACATCAGACACAAAAGAACAAGTATGACCCGATTTATGGTGTTGGAAGTATGCAACAGTTATTTGAACAAAAGCTAATAAATCTACCATATGGTGACACAGAAAGCGAAACTAAGAGTAATATATATCGTAGGCAACTAATTTATTTTTCATCTGCTGCTAGTAAGGCAAGTAAGGCGAAAAACTACAAATCAGATGTCGTAATGGCTAGTTGGTTTCCACTAAAAGTTATTAGAAGATTAGGAAAAGAACGGCTAGCTGAGGTAGGATTAGATTATAAACCTAGTTTTGGAGAATGGAATTTAAGCGATATGAACGAAAGTCCTTGGGGATAGAATGAAACCTGAAGAGATACAATATAAAATAACGCAATTACACTTTGATAACCAGAGTGCATATTCTACTAGAGGTCGTATTCGTGCAATTATGAATGGTGGACCTGATGGTTTACTAGCTTTACTAGGTGACCAGATAAAAGGTTTTCAAGATTTCCAAATACCTGTACCTAACTTAATGATGTCAGGTTTAGAACACTTGGCACAAAAGATAGG